AAAGTGGGATATTGACCACGGATGGGCTGAGGTTAAAGATGCCTAAAGTCGTGAAAGAAGTTTCAGGGTTCACCATCGAGCGTGGTGTTCCCTTGTCTGATTCAACTAAGTCTAGGGACAGATGGGTCAGGCTTGTTAGTGCAATGGATTGCGGAGACAGCGTTGTGCTTAAAAAATCAGGCGATGTTGTTTCGTTCAGAATGAGCTGTAGAAAGCAAGGTTTTAATTGTAAGTCTAGAGCAATTAGAGATGATGATGGCAGAGCAACAAACGACATCAGAGTTTGGAAATTGAAACATGAAGATTGAAATTATATCAGACGACAGAGTTTCGTCAGGCAAAAATTTATCTAGGGTCGCTTGGGAGTTATCACGCTCCCCCGACGACACCACCCCATTAGACACAATCCTATCTATCGACGCACCAGTCAACGAGATACCATCTATTGTGATGAGTGTTCAGTGCACAATATTAGAACGAGAAATATTCGCCTCATTCAGAGACCACGTTATGTGGGCAAGAACCTCTAGAGTTGACGCACCTTCCGAGTTCGTTGTTCCTGAATATTTTCAGTTGTCGGAGGACAACGCAACCATAATGCTTTTGAAGCAGAAAATAAAAGCAGACATGGACGCAGGTATTATTCAAGACGAGTATCGTTTGCACATGCCAATATGCGCAATGACTTCTTTCACGACTAGGTTGTCTTGGCGAGGCTTGATAAAAATTTATAAGTTGTATGAATACCTCGCAACGATAAATGAATATTTCGTTGTTGGCAAAGCAGAGCTTAACAATAAATTTCAGCTTCATAAATATGCTGGCAATTATAGCTTTGTTAATCCGATCCCTATGCTACAAGAGAACGAGATGGTCAGTGGTAATATTGGACCAGTCGTTACTGTGTTTCAAGAGATGACTATTGGCTTGAGAGCTCAGGTTGTTCGGCACCGCAACTATACGATAAAAGACAACCTGATGGAAATAATAAAGTCGAAAGACTGCTGGACCAGAACACTTGGCGATAAAATTAAAATATCTATATCGGCTGAGATTGAATTCTGGAAAACAGTTGTTAATAAAAGGCAGTGTTGGATTGCTCAGTATGGTATCTGGAAAGACATCATAATTGTTGCGCAAGAATACATCTCTATCAGCGAACAAGACTTGCCATGCAATAAAGGCTTTTGCCCTTATACGAGGGATGCCGAGTTAAGGCATACCGACGACGATCCTGGAGCACCTTGCCCCATTCATAGTGACTTAACCTCTACACCCATCGCTCAGAAATACATGGACATGGTGCGTATTGAAGCAAGTTACAGACCTGCCTTTTGGCAAAAACATATAGATAAACTGGAGGACGCATAATGACTATGAAAATTTATTTGGCTGGACCATTCTTTAATCCTAAACAAGTCGAAACGATCGAGGCTATCGAAAATGAATTCGATAAGTATGGCTTTGATTATTTCTCACCTCGTAAAAGTGGTGGTGTAATATCCCACCTCTCACCAGAGGACAGGACTAAAGCATCGAAAGGAATTTACGACAGCAACATTTCCGCAATGATCGATGCTAATGTTTTATTTGCTATTGTAGATGGCAGGGACACAGGCACAGTTTACGAGATGGGATATTTCCGAGCACTTACCGATCACTTTAAACTAAAAAGCGAAAACAGCACAGCTGAGAATAAACGCTATTCAATAACCTATACCAACGAGAACTTTGGTCTTAATATTATGCTGAAGGAAAGCGTTGATGCACATATCATTGGTGTTGGCGACTTACAGAAGTTCGCAGGACTTTCTGCTAGAGCTTGGGACAGACCTCAAGGTCGTTCGATGTCTGCTGGAATAGACTGGGAAGACCACGTTGGTCGTAGGCAAAAGATCCTAGAGCAGTTCCAGAACTTCAACCCAGATGTTGAATAATGGATATTGTAAAGCTATTCAGCGTTTCTCAGGGAATGTCTGCGATACAAAGGTATTCGCAGCTCCACCTTTTAAAGAGCGAATCAGTAATGGAACACACAGGCTTCGTGTGCCTCTTTACCTATACTTTGTGCGAGGAGATCAATTCGGTCTCCTCTCCCAACGATAAGCTAGATGTCGGGATGGCTCTACAAAAAGCAATCGTGCATGATATCGACGAAGTTATAACAGGCGATATACCACGACCAACTAAATATTACAGCGAGGAGTCTGTTGCTGTATTTAAAAAGATAGCGGAAGCTGGCATTGACCAGATAATTAATGAGTTGAGAATAAACAGCAGGAACATGAAGACCAACTGGGAACAGTCTAAGGCTGGAAAAGAAGGTATGATTGTTGCGTTGGCTGACCTGTCCTCGGTAATATACAAGCTCTGGGAAGAAATATTAATGCTTGGCAATAAGAAACTTTTCAGGCAAGCTAATGAAGTAAAGAACTTTTTAGGAGACTTTCAGGCTAAAATAGCAGATGGCAATTGGTTCGACCCAGCCCAGAAGCACATTATTGATATTGCTTTAGATCAGCTTTATACAATACTCAATGAGATTTCAAAAGCCTCCGAACCAATACACGGAACATTTAAAACATTCGAAGTCGACACAATGGTACACCACAGATAAAAGGAAAAAATATGGCACATCATAAAGAAAAGTATAGTCAAAATTTTGTTAATAGAGTTCACGAGATGAAAGCTGTTAAATTTACAAATGAAGAAATAAGCAAAGAGCTAAACATAAAAGCACCAGCTGTTGCTTATATTCTTAAAAATCGATCCTATGTAAAGACTTCTCCTATGGATGTTGTTTTAGAAGTTTTCCATGAGGAAGAAGCCAAGGAGAGCATGCTAACTAAAATTAAAAGACTGCTAAAGTTTTGGTAAAAATAAACTTTATTGTTTAGCCGAAAAGGTTTAAAGTTTTAATATTGAGAAAGGAAGCCGAATGAATATTTTTTACTTGGACACTAGTCCAAAAGAAGCAGCTATGATGCACTGCGATAAACATTGCGTTAAGATGATACTCGAGACTGCGCAACTGTTATGCACTGCTCACCGAGAGCTAGACGGAGACTATTGGTCTGACGAGGTTGGCTTGTATAAGTCGACTCATAAGAACCATCCTTCAGCAGTTTGGGTTCGGGAAAGCTCCGAACATTATTGGTGGGCACTAGGTTTGTTTGTATATCTATGCAAGGAATACACAGCTCGCTATGGTAAATCCCACAAGAGTGCGGAGCTTATGCAGTTGCTTTGTATAGCACCCATGAACATAGAAGAGATTGGCTTCACTGATCCACCCCAGTGTATGCCTGATGAGTATAAGTGCGAAAATGCAGTAGAGGCATATCGGAGTTATTACTTAGGCGAGAAGATGGGTTTCGCAAAGTGGAACTATAGCCCAACTCCGGAGTGGACCTATGCTTAAAATAAGAGGAAATGATTTAGAGCTTAACGACAAAAAAGTTGCTAGGCTTTTCGACCTTAATACTTTTGATAGAAGAGACCTAGAGGATCTTTTTGACAAAGCTAATAATTATAAAGATGATGTACGCAGTGCATATGAGAGAGGGAGAGACGATGAGTGATCTTAAAACAATCGGAGACGTTGCTAGAAANCATCGTAGGAATAAGTCACCGATAGATTGCATGGAGGACGCTCTAGAAACTTTTAAAGAACGCAATAAAGTTTATGGTGATAATTACCATCGTCATGGAAAAGTAATGATGGCTTTATTCCCCAAAGGAGTTACTCTTGATAATGAGAAGGAATGGAACAGGTTCGGCATTGTAAATATGATTGTTGCAAAGCTCACTCGCTATTCCGAGAATTGGCCAGGATCGCACGAGGACTCAGTCCATGATATGGGTGTTTATTCTTTTATGTTGCAGTCCTTAGATAACGAGGAAAAAGAATGATTATATTCGATCTTGAAACAACAGGCTTACCAAAGGCTGAAGGCTCCGACTTAGACCTACAACCTAGAATAATTGAGTTCGGTGCTATAAAATACAACGACGCTCTTATCGGTAAAGGGGAAATGCGGGAGGAAGCAAGGCTTGAGTTTTTCTGTAATCCTGGACACTTGCTCGATCCTAAAATAATAAAGATCACAGGCATAACCGACGACATGCTAAAAGACGAGAAACCATTCATAACTAAGGTCGAAGAGTTGACGGACTTTTTCCTAGGAGAAAGAGACATCGTTGCCCACAACTTGCCATTCGACAGAAAGGTTTTAAGGTTCGAGCTAGAAAGGCTGGACAAAGTTACTAAGTTCCCTTGGCCACCCAACCATATCTGCACAGTTGAGATAGGTCAAAAGGTCTGGGGCAAGATGCGTAAACTGGGTGATATTTACGAAGAGTTATTCGACGAGAAAATAGATGGTGCACACCGATCTATAAATGACGTTGAGGCAACTGCAAGAATTGTAGACTGGTACATAGACAGAGGAGAGATATAATGACAATAGCATTAGCAGGTTTCGTTATTAGCTATATAATCGTTGCGGTGATTATGTAATGCTTCACATAAGAACACGCACCGAATACTCTTTCCGTAAAGCGTATGGTCCAATTGCAAATATCATAGAGTCAGATGGTGGTGATGCAATAGGCATTGCTGATGCTGGTACGTGGGGGCATGTTCCCTTTAGTAATGCTTGCAAAAAGGCTGGAAAGAAACCAATATTCGGAGCCGAGATCGCAATTGTGATCGACTCAACCGATCGCTCTAAACAGACAGCAAACATGATGGCTTTTATTGCTAAGAATAATGAAGGACTGTCCGAGGTTTATGAGCTTGTTACAAGAAGCACGAGCAAGGAAAATTTTTATTACTTCCCAAGACTAAGTTACTCCGACCTGTTCGATATATCCGAGAATGTAATTATCCTCAGTGGCACACACCCAGAGTGGGGACTGCTTCCTTTGACCAGAAAAGACGATCTTTACATAGAGATAAATCCAATGAGTTCTAAAAAGGCTCTAGAGTTCTGCGAGAAGAAAGGCTTCAAGCCAGTAGCAACCTCCGACAATTATTATCCTAAAGTTTCCGACCGCAAGGCTTACGAGGTTCTGGTTGGCATGAATAGGATGGAACGAACCAAGCCTATGCACCTGTTAAACGAACACGAGATGCTAGACTGCATTCCTTGGCTTCCAGACGAGGCGATAGAAAACACCTATAAAATAGCAGACATGTGTAATGTTGATCTGCCTGTTGCTCAGATGATATCCTTTACACCTGAGAAAACTTTAGAGCAGATGTGTATAGATGGTGCTCCGGAAAGAGGAATAGATTTAAAAGATCCTGTTTATAAAGCTCGGCTGAAAAGAGAGCTCGATATGATAGAGCTAAAACAGTTCCACGATTATTTCTATGTTATTGCCGATATGATTAATTATGCGAAGCAACATATGNTNGTTGGTCCAGCTCGTGGATCTTCAGCTGGTTCTTTAGTTTGNTATTTAACAGGCATAACNGATGTTGACCCTATAAAGTTCGACCTTTTATTCGAAAGGTTNATTGATGTTACTCGTGCTGACTTGCCTGATATTGATATTGACTTTCAGGACGACCGCAGGGAAATGGTCTTTCAATACCTGAGGGATAAGTATGGCTCCGAGAAAGTTGCTCACCTAGGAACAGTCAGTAGGTATAAAGCCAAGAGCACAATAACCGAAGTTGCCAAAGAACTAGGCATTCCATCTTGGGAAGTTAATGATCTTAAAGGTGCAATAATTGAGCGGAGCGGAGGAGACGCTCGTGCTGCAATGTGCATCCTAGACACCTTTAATGACCTAGACATCGGCAAGCAAGTTTTGGCTAAATATCCGCAAATGAAAATAGCAAGTAAAATGGAGAACCATGCTCGCCACACAGGAGTTCATGCTGCTGGGATTATTGTTACTGAAGAGCCTGTGAGCAAATACTGCTCGGTGAGTGCTCAAAGTGGTGCTGCTCAGATAGATAAAAAGGACGCTGAAAACTTAAACTTGCTGAAGATAGATGCTCTTGGTCTTAGAACACTTTCGGTATTGCAGGATGTTTTAGATCAAGTTGGTTGGTCTAGGCAAAAGCTCGTCAGCTTTCCTTTAGAAGACGAGGAATCATTCAAGATATTAAACGACGAGAAATATGCAGGTATATTCCAGTTCGAAGGTTATGCCCTGCAGTCATTAACGAGGCAGATGAAGATAGCGAACTTCGAAGATATTTGTTCTATTACTGCCTTGGCTCGTCCTGGACCATTAACCTCAGGAGGCACAACCCAGTTTATTAAAAAGAGAACAGGTGCGGAGCCTGTTTACCATTTCCATGAAATGACTAAAGAAGCAACCGATGTTACTTATGGCATTGTGGTTTACCAAGAACAGGTCATGACGATAGCTCGTGAGGTTGGCAAGCTGACTTGGGAAGAAGTGTCTCAGCTCCGCAGAGCTATGAGTAAGTCTTTGGGCGAGGAGTTTTTCGATAGGTATTGGCAAAGGTTTAAGGTTGGTGCTGAAGAGAATGGATTAGACGAAAAGAAGTCTCGGGAAATATGGGATAATATTAACACGATGGGATCTATGGCTTTTAACAGGAGCCACGCAGTTTCCTATGCAATGGTCAGTTATTGGTGTTGCGTTTTAAAAAGTCGCTATCCTTTAGAGTTTGCTGCTGCTTGCCTCCGGAATGTTAAAGACGACGACCAAGGTGTAAAGCTATTGCGGGAAGTTGCTCGAGAAGGACTAGCTCATAAACCATACGACAAATTCAAGTCTGAACTTAATTGGTCGGTGCAGGATGGCGAGCTTATCGGTGGTCTTATTGGAGTCAGAGGTATTGGTCCAAAAATGGCTGATGATATTGTAAAACGCAGGGAAATGAAGCAACCTTTAACACCTCGCCAAAATACCCTCCTAGACAACGGAGAAACGCCATATGACGACATCTTTGAGTGCGACCGCAGGTTTGGGCATATTAAGAAAGATCCAGCCTCACACAGCATAAAAACTAAGATAACAGATATCCACGACCTAGAAGCTGACAATCCTGGAGAGTTCGTTGTATTCGGTAAGCTCGTCGAGAAAAACCTAAGAGACTTGAACGAGGCTGTAAACTTAGCCAAGCGAGGAGGTCGCAGAGCCGAGACCCACAACCTATGGCTAAACATGAAGTTCGAGGACGACACTGGTCCAATATTGGCAGGAATAGACAGATTTAAATATCCCAAGCTCGGCAAGCCTATAGTTGAGGATGGTAAAATTGGCGACTGGTATTTGCTAAAAGGTAAAATAAACAAAGGTTTCAGGAAATTAAACTTAGAAAAGTGGCGTAAACTCACGTAAGTGATTGTTTTATATAGTGAAGAAAACGCTTTACTTCTTTGGTCAGTGGAGATAGAATACTTATATTGATTGAGAAAGGAAACAAATCATGAATAAGCACAACCCTAAAACTCGCCAGATCATTTACTGCGACACAGGCATCCACAGAACTACATGGTGTGGACCATTTTCTGTTGCGACTGTAGCTGGCATCGAATACGAACCAGCTTACCAGACTTTGCGCAAGATCCGTGGCAAGCGTCATTGTAAAGGTGTTAGCAATAGCAACATAGCAGTGGCTTGTAAAAAGCTCGGTCTAAAAGGCAAATGGACTCACCTAGAGAAAAAGCGAAAGCTGAGTAAGTTCGTTCCGGAAAACCTAGAGCAAGGCAAAGTTTATATTATTCAAATTACTCGCCACGTTTTAGTTATGGACACTCGTGACTGGACTACAATCGACAATCAGGTTCCTGAGTGGAGAGCTATGGATGCTTCGCACCACTGGAGCAAAAAGCTGGTTCATGCTTTTTACGAAGTTGAGAACCCTAAGTTCGACAGCCACTGCGACGATCAATTCACTTTCGATTTCGATCTGGTGGCGTAATGTTAGAAACAGCTCTCATGTGTCTAGCCTTGAACATATACTTCGAGGCTAGATCGGAACCGATACAAGGTCAAATAGCAATAGCCGAGGTCACTCTTAATAGGGTGGCTTCTGCTAATTATCCAAACGATGTTTGTTCAGTTGTTTTACAAGACAACAGTTCTGGTTGCCAGTTTAGTTGGTGGTGCGATGGTAAGTCGGACAACCCTAGAGAACACAGCTCCCTACGAACCTCAAAAGCAATAGCAGAGCTTATGCTAAAAGAAGGCGAATATATCAGCGTTGTTGGAGAAAATGCTACACACTACCACAATAATGAAGTTCANCCATACTGGGCAGANGAACTNCAAAGAATAAAGCGTGTCGGTAAACATATTTTTTATAAGGAAAAAAGCGAAGAATGGTTGCGTCCAATGGCGAGACCCAAAAAACTTTTTGAGTAAAAAGTTGTAAGTCATTGTTTTTAAATGAATCAAAGTTCTTTACCTTTCTGTCACATTCAGATAGAATACTTATATCAACTGAGAAAGGAATAAATTATGTCAATATTTTTACCAGTCACTTCCGCAGGATACAACAGACCTTGGACCAAGGAGCAGATCGTTGCTCGTGGAATCCAGAAAAGGAAATTTGCAGCCCAGCAAAAGGCGAGACTTATGGCTCCTGAAAATAAAGCTAAATTCAACGAAGTCAATCCAGGACTTATAGATGCTCTTAGAGAGTTGACTTCTTGGAATAGCTTTGCTGCTTCTTTAGTAGAGCAGTTCGACGATCGTGGTTCGCTTTCCGACAAGCAGACTGGTGCTGCTGTTGCGATGCTTATGAAGGTAAAAGCCAACAAAGCTAATAGAGCTGAGGCACCTAGTGTTGATCTTGGTAATGTAGTTGCTATGTTCAACAAAGCTCACGAGGCTATCAAGACACCTAAGTTCCGTTTTGAGGACTTGGTTATATCTCGTGCACCCGACACTGGTGCTAATGCTGGTGCGTTATATGTTAAGGCTGATGGTCAGTATGTCGGGAAGGTTAAGGAAGGAAAGTTCTTCGGCATTCGTTTTACACCCGAGGACACGCTCTCTAAGCTCCAACAGATAGCCGAGAGCCCACTTTCCTCAGCTGTAGCCTATGGTCGCAAAACAGGCACCTGTGCGTGCTGTGGTCGTGAGCTTACTGTACACGCAAGCATCGAGCGTGGCATCGGACCAATATGTGCAGAAAGGTTCGGACTATGAGCGAGGAAAGGAAACATGGCTCCCCTTATGATAGGGGGAGCATGGATGCTTATTATGGTCGCAGACCTAGACCTCACATCTGGCTGGATAACATGGGAAGAGAAAGAGTTCCCGAGGACAAAATGACTAAAGACCAGATTAAAGACTATTACAGAGGCTATGACGAAGAAGACGATCGGAAGGACTGGGGATGATAATAACCAAAGCAGATTACGGAAAGTATTTGGTCATCAAGTCTAAGCTCGTTGGCGATACTTTCGAAAAGTTATCTACACTTCCAGGATTTAAGAAGTGGGTCGGCAGGGATCTCCTGTTCGATCCCACAGGTGCGAATATAGATAGAATTCGTAAATATTTTCCTGAAGCTGAGTGGGATGAGTCTGCTTCTCCAGCACTCGATCAATACATTAGCAACCTAAAAGAAATGGAAGCTAATATTCAGATGAAAAAAGCTGAGTTGCCTAGTAACGACGACTATGATTTTAAGACCAAGCCTTTTGACCACCAACGCAAAGCCTTCTACATGAGCCGAGACAAAAAGGCTTTTGCTTTGTTGATGGAACAAGGCACAGGTAAAACTAAAGTTATAATCGACAATGCTGCATATCTTTATGCAAAAGGTGAGATAACTTCCCTCGTTGTTATTGCTCCTAATGGAGTTCACCGCAACTGGCTGAAAGAGCTAGACATCCATATGCCAGACTGGTGTATTCGAAAGTCTTTTTATTACTCCTCCGGAATGACTAAAAAACGCATCGAGGAATATGATGCTGTACTAGGCTCCTCCGACTGCCTTAAAATATTCACGTTCAATGTTGAGGCTTTTGCAAGTCCCAAGGCAATATACTATATGCAAAAGATCCTAGTCAGCAACAAGACAATGCTAGTTGTAGACGAAAGCTCTAGGATTAAACGTCCAGGAGCCAAGCGAACTAAAATAATAACAAAGTTCGGCAAACAAGCNGACTATAAAAGAATAATGACTGGTACACCTGTGACTAAAGGTCCAGAGGATGTTTATTCTCAGTTCAAGTTCNTAGACTCACAAGTCCTAGGATATGACAGTTTTTATTCGTTTCGTGCGAGATACTGTGTTATGGGTGGCTTCGAGAATAAACAAATTATATCTTACCAGAATATAGACGAGCTGACCAGAAACATCGAAGGTCACAGCTTTAGAGTTTTAAAGAAAGACTGCCTAGATCTTCCTGCTAAAATATATCAACGTCATTATGTAGAGATGACTCCTAAGCAAAAGAAACTTTACCAGACTATGAAAAAGTCTTTCGTTGCTGAACTGGAAGGCAACATGATAGAAGCACCCGAAGCAATTACTCGTTTGCTTAGGCTTCAGCAGATACTTTGCGGTTGGTTTCCGAGCGAGGGAAGCGTCACCCAGATAGACGACAAGAACCCTCGAATCGAGGCTCTAAAAGAGATACTAAGCGACATCGACTCTAAGGTGATTATCTGGGCACGTTTCAAGGCTGATTTAAGAGCCATAGAGCGAGCTCTTGGAGATCTAGCAGTAAGTTACCACGGAGACGTTACAAGCGACGCTAGAGAGGTTGCAGTTGATCGCTTTCAAAACGACCCAAGCATTAAATATTTTATCGGTCAGCCTCAGTCTGGGGGAATAGGCTTGACGCTTACTGCTGCGGATTATGCTATTTATTATTCCAATAGCTTTGATCTAGAACAACGCATGCAATCGGAGGATAGATGCCACCGCATCGGAACTAAAAATAACGTCACCTATATCGACATCGAAACACGCAAGTCCGTCGATAGCAAAATCATTAAAGCTCTGCGAGAGAAAAAGAACCTCGCTGATGT